TTCCAATTAAAATCTCCTGGCATGTCATCTGACGCTGACCAAAGATTTTTAGTTGCGGAATATACTCTTGAATCAAGAAACGAACAGTCAAGTGGTATGGTTACAGACGTAACTACATCATAATAATATATTGTTTTGGGGTGTGGCCTATTTTAAAACACACCCCAAGCAATTAACCAATATTGAAGTTCATACATAGGCGTTGAACGGAACGATAGAGGATAAAAATAATGAGAACATTAAACGATTATTTCATAACTGTTAGAATGAACGACGTATCTACTGCTGGTTCAGTATATGTTGCAATTCCTGACGGTGGAAAAGTAATAAAAATTCTTTCAGTTTTAGGCGGAACAATAGCTACTGCAGATGCTGTAATTACAGCTAAAGTAGGTAGTGATGCTATGACTGGTGGAACAATAACTATTGCTCATTCTGGTTCAAACACAGGTGATATTGATACTTGTGAACCAACTGCAGCAAACATTGTAGAAGAAGGTGGATATGTTACGTTGACGACAAGTGGAGCTTCAACAAACACACATACTGCTGACTTTACAATCGTTGTAAGAAGATAGTATAACAAACTTTGGGGGTGGCTCTGGCCTAGCGGCTTTTCCACCCTCTTAAATTAAATAGGAGAAAAAAATGGCTTTTAATTATGCTTTAAGACCAATAACACACCAAACAATAACGATGGACAGTAGCAGTCCGGCATCAGTACAGTCTTCTGCTTTTGGATCACAAGTTGAATATGTAAGAGTTTGTGCAGAATCAGATTTTCATATTGCTTTTGGTTCAAGCCCAACTGCATCAGTCAGCACAATGTTTATTCCTGCAGATCAACCTGAAATTTTTAAAGTTGAACCTGGAACTAAAATTGCTGCTTTAGGTAGTGCAAGTGCAAGAATTTCGATTGACGAATTGTCTGCTTAATGAGTAAAAAACTTCCCAAATGGGGGGTGAATACTTACGTTAAACAAACTAAAAAAAAACTTGGCAGACACAAAAAAAATATGAATAAATCTGAAAAGAGAATGTATAAAAAAAAATACAGAGGTCAGGGTCGATGAAAGAATTAGAAAAAGACGGTTTAAAAGAAACAACTTTTATTGGCAATGATGCAGATAAAACAGTTACAGTTGGCGAAAAACTTAAAATAGATTCACACCTTAAACATAATAAAGAAATGTATAACCATAATGACGGTTATTCAAAAAGTAGAGAACTCAAAAGAGTTGCTTCGATACCTGTTTTAGCATTACAAATTTGGGCTAAAGAATATAATGGTAATAATAATTGGTGGTCTTTACCCAAAGAAACACAAAAAAAAATTTTAAAGAAAAAATTAAATAGTAACGAATATAGTTTTTTTAAAACCGCAAAAGGTAATTTATAATGGCACTTTCAACTTACTCTGAATTAAAAACAGCAATAGCAAATTGGTTAAATCGTTCTGACTTAACTTCTGAAATATCTGACGATTTTATAAAATTAGTAGAATCAGAATTTAATTCTAAATTAAGAATTAATAAAATGATAACTACTAATAGTTCGTTTACAATAGATAGCGAAACAGAAACATTACCTACTGGCTTTTTACAAGTAAGAGATTTTTTTATTGTTTCAGGTTCTTCAAAAAAACCTTTAACATATATGTCTCCATCGCAAATGGATGACGTTAGGGGTGGGTCAACAACAGGAACTCCTATTGTTTATACTATTATAGGAGATAATTTTAGATTTGCTCCAGCTCCTGACACAACATATACGGCAACTATAAATTATTATAAATCTTTTGACGCATTATCTAATTCAAATACAACAAACCACATACTAACAACACACCCAGCTTTATATTTGTACGGTTCTTTGTATCATGCTGCTAATTTTCTTGGAGGTATAGAACCGGCAAAATTACAAAATTGGTTGCAACTGTATCAAACAAGCATGGAACGTATTGAAAGAAATGATAGAGAAGATTCTTGGAGTGGTGCTCCTTTACAAACAAGAAGTGATGTTACGGTTACTGCACCGTTTAGTGATAGAAAAGCCGTAGTGTCAAATAACGATTAATGATTGATAAAAGAGAAAAAAATTTATTACAAAAACATTCTAAACACCATAGCAAAAAACACATGAGAGAAATGGTAAAAGATATGAAAGCAGGAAAAAGTTTTACAAAGGCACATAAAAAAGCAATGCGAAAGGTTGGAAAATAATGCAAGTACCTTTTGGAGAGTGGTTACCAGATCAACCTAAATTTATGAATCCAGGTGCAAACGTAGCAAAAAATGTTTATTTTGCAGCAAGGAGCTACAAACCTTTTCCTTCATTGGTTGTTTATAGTAGCAATGATTTAACGGCTCAATCTAAAGGTGCTGGTTCTTTCCGTTCTACTAGCAATGCAAACTTTAACTTTGCGGCGACAACAAGTAATATTTATCAATTTACCTCTGGAGCATTTACTTCAAGAAAATCTGGCCTTACAAGTGGTGTAACAGACTTTGCAACATTTACACAGTTTGGCGATCATATAATATACTCTAATGGAGTTGATGCACCTCAATATTATTTGATGGGAACATCAACTAATTTTGCAAATTTAAGCTCAATACAAACTTCCGGCACAGTTCCTACATTTAGAACTTCTGGAGTAATAAGGGATTTTTTAGTAACAGGAAACCAAACAAATAATCGTAACAGAGTTCAATGGAGTGGTATTAATGATATTACACATTGGACAGCAGGAACAAAACAATCTGATTTTCAAGACCTACCTGGATCAGGCGGCCAAATAGTTGCAATAACTTCAGGTGAATATGGTTATATTTTTAGACAAAACGAAATAGTTCGTATGGACTATGTGGGAGGAGCAACTATATTTAGATTTTCTGTTGTTTCACCAAATAGAGGTGCAGTATATGGTAAAACAGTTTGTCAAGATAATCGAAGAGTTTTCTTTTATGCAGATGATGGTTTTTTTGAAGTAAATGGAGATCAAATAAAACCTATTGGTGCTGAAAAAGTAAATAGATTTTTTGATATAGATTTAGACAAAGCATACACAGACAGAATAGTTGCTGCAGTTGATCCATTTAATCAATTAGCTATTTGGCTATATCCAAGTGCTGACAATCCAGCTAACACAACAGGAATATGTGATAAATTATTAATTTATAATTATGTAACTGAAAAATGGTCTTTTGCTAAAGCAACAGCAAGTACGATTTTTACGCAATTTGTTGGAGCATATACTGTAGAAATGATGGATTTGATAGCACCAAACCTTGAAAATATAAATATTGCTTTGGACACTACTTTTTGGAGTGGAAACCAAATGTATTTAGGAGCAATAGATGGAGATAATAAAGCAGCTATATTTTCTGGTAATACAAACGAAGTTGAATTAGAAACAAAAGAAATGGAGTTGTTTCCAGGTTTAAGGTCGGATATAACTGAAGTAAGACCTATTGTTGATACAACGGCTACAGTAGCAATAACAACAAGAGAAAGATTAGCTGACGATTCTTCTACATCTTCTTTCAATTCTATGGTATCAAGCGGTTCAGTACCGGTAAGAGCTTCTGGTAGATATGTTAGAGCAAATGTAAAAATAGCGGCTGGTTCTAATTGGACTCATGCACAAGGAGTTGACTTTGTTGCTTCAAGGGCAGGTTCAAGATAATGGCCGAAGATAGAAACATAGATAACATTAGATATAGTTTTGAAAATCAAGAATTTTTTCAAAGACAAGTAGAGGAAGCAGTTAATAGTTTAGTAAACAAAAACAATCAAGAAGATGCAAAAGCGTTTTCTTGGTTTATAAATTAAGATGACAACAAACATAAAAGATTATTCAACAACCCAATCAAGTAATACTTCATTAAACACAATTAATGTTGGGGAAGGTATGCTTCCTAGCAATCTTAACAATGCGTTAAGAGCTATTATGAAGAATGAAAGAGACTGGTTTAATGATTCGCAATGGGTTGAATATGGTGATGGCGACGGTGCTGTTACTTATGCTTATGCTAGTGCAACTTCTTTTACAATAGCAGGAGTAGATGTAACCGGAGTTTATCATGCTAATAGAAGAATAAAATTAAAAGCATCAACTCCAGGAACAATTTTTGGAACAATATCTAGCTCATCTTTTTCTACAAACACAACAATTAATGTAACTTGGGATAGCGGAAGTCTTTCTAACGA